CAGTTGTGTAATCAGAAGTACTAGGTGCCGTTGTAGAAAACCTAAACGGGAGCGTTGGGTGGCTTGCATCGTTGAAGGTATACGTGGTACCTTCGGACAATGTCAGTGTGGCCTGTTTGTCATCGTCTATTCAATATTTACCACCAGAGGCAGTCACTATAAATGATTTATTGGGTGCAACTGGTTGTGGTAAAGTGAATTTAAGCATCATACTTCGTACAAGATCACCTTTATTATCTGGTATACGACATTCTACGGATGTGTCGTAATTTGGGTCACCGTCGAAAGGAATTTCTACATTTTCAGTTGAGAACTTTGTATGCCTCTTATAGTTCATCAGGAAATGGGAAAATTCGGGTTCACTAGTAAGCCATTGGTCCTGAGCTCCTGTGATAGCAAGGTTTATTCTACCAGCCATTCTTATTGTATGTGAGTAAAATTTTATAAAATAAAACGAGGCAATATACTAGATTAGATGAATCTTCAACTTCGAAAATTCAAACCCGAGGGTATGGCCGATGATAAGGTGTGTGTATTCATAGGAAAACGTAATACGGGTAAATCAACACTTGTTACTGATATCCTGTATCACAAAAAGCATTTACCAGCAGGAATAGTTTTATCAGCAACAGAAGAAGGAAATCATTATTATCAACAGTATATACCAGACTTGTTTATATACGGAGATTACGATAGGGAAGCTATTGAACGAGTTATGGATAGACAGAGGAAACTTGTTGGAGCGGGTAAACCGAATTGTGGAGCGTTTTTACTTTTGGACGATTGTATGTATGATTCAAAATTTATGAAAGATACCTGTATTCGTCAATGTTTTATGAACGGTCGTCACTGGAAGATATTTTTCATGTTAACTATGCAATACTGTATGGACCTCCCACCAGCACTCAGGGCAAATATAGATTACATTTTCATTTTACGTGAAAATATCATTCAAAACCGTGAGAAACTATTTAAAAACTTTTTTGGTATATTTCCAACGTTCGAAATGTTCAATAAAGTTATGGACTCTTGTACTGAAAATTATGAGTGTTTGGTATTAGATAATACGTCTAAGAGTAATAGAATAGAAGATTGTGTATTTTGGTATAAAGCGAAGATTAGGAAAAACTTTAAGGTCGGTGCGCCCCAATATTGGCAAACACATAAGAAGATGTTCAATCCAAAACACGGTAACATGAAAATAGGTGATAGAAACACAGTTAAAAAGACGACTGCATTAAAAATTACTAAGAAGAAATGATACGAGTTTTATCTAGAAAACTATGTACGGCTTTAAACATAAAACACGTATCATCATCTAAAAATATATCGTTGGTATATCCAGCGTTTAACGAAATAACCAGTACTACATATAATACAGACGACGGGTACCGTGTATTAGTCGATGTTTGTCACGAAACAAAAACGGTCTATATTGATCACGACATGTCTAATTATGACGAATTAAACGATTTACCCAGAATAGTAAAAACATTTGGTTGTTTATACCCAAACTATACTTTACGTAAATAATCCAGGCTAACGCGTAAACGTAAAAAAACGAAAAACACATGTATACTATATGACGGACGTTTACACAATGAACCTTTCTGATAACGGGGATGGTATGGTTAACCTCAATAATAACCATACGACTAATTTCATACCGAATGATTCTGGACCATCTCAAGTACCACAACTACCACCCATTCAGCAACAGCAGCAAATGCCGAGTTTTATGGCTGAAAAAAATGTGAGTGAAAATAAACAGACAATGGACTCTACATCAATTTCAGATATAATGGGACAGCCAGAAGCGCCACTCGAACCACCAATGATGGCACAGGATCCACGAATGACTCAAATGCAGATGCAAACACCAATGATGCAAGCGCAACAGCAGCCTACTCAACGAAGTGATAAAAAAACCGAAAATAAAAACCCATTTAATTTAACTGATGAACAGTTTCAAGCTCTCGTCGTCGCGGTTTGTACTGCGATAGCAATTAGTAAGCCAGTTCAAGAAAAACTCGCAAATTTTGTACCATCGTTTCTTAACGACCAAGGGAACCGAAGTGTTGTTGGATTAGCATCAACCGGAGCAGTTGCTGCGGTTGTGTTTTACGTTGCTAGAAGATATGCTTAAGCAGAATTAGCAAAAATACCCTCTCTTTTAAGGAGTATATAAGCAGTAAGTAAACCAAATAGAAAACTTACTACGCGAAGTGCAAGAACAGATCCCGTACTCTTCGTAGTTTTACCATAATTTTCCACATTTTTTATAGCACCTTTGGATGCTTGGGTTACCAACGCAGCAAAAAGTGTTGCCGCGATAGTTGCGAGTAACATGAACCTTTGATCTATGGCCATATAGGACAAAAAGTTATCACCTTTCATGGAGTAGAGTAAAAAGTTAGGTATGATAAAGAAGAGAGTTACTAAATTAACTCCGTAATTATTAGATAACATGGGTACACTCGATAAAGTCATGTACGATACCCAAGCTATGATAGCTTGTAATATTTGAGCGGACGATGCCACGTTTCCAGACATATTGTTAATATACGGTTAGATTATTTATCCTGAACATGTTTATTACAGAATTCCGTTTTTTGGGGTATTTTTTGGTATATACCTAAATTAACACACATTTCGCGTAACTCCTTGAAGTTTTTCCAGTAGTCTTTACTATGTGAATACTCGTCTACCGTCGAATGCGCAAGTTCGTGTATTAAAACGTGAAAAATCTCGTTCGTATCTCCGTCTATACACAAACCTATTTCGTTTCCTTTATTGGTGTTATACCCTATAGCCCCTTTAGCAATACTGTAATGCGCCGTTATAGGTACTTCTGTCTGTAACATTTCAAAATTCTTATTATCGGTTTCTACGAGGTGTTCCCTGAGAATTCTATACTTTTCACGAACCTCGGTTATTTCCTGTGGTTCTTTCGTATTTACGAATAGTAACACGTTTATGATAAGGAGGAGTAACGCAACTATCATCTTACCATAAACCTATATAAAAAATCAAATTGAAAAAATAGTAGAAATGATACGTAAATTTATCGATTTTTTAACGAAACCCGAACCACGACCCGTTCTGGGACGGTGGGCGGTAAAATCGTGTAGTGAACTACTCACGTCCATAAACTCCGTCTACCAGAACCGCGACCATTGTGGAGACGTAATATGTCACGAACCCAAAAAAGCAGAAGAATATATTAAAACTAATAAAAATACCAAGTAAAGGTATATGAGTAACTCCAACGTTCCTCAGGCACTTCGTAACCTTGGTATTACGAACATGAATATTACACGTCTTAATTTAAGAGATAAAAACTTAACCTCTATACCAAAAGAAATCGGTAACCTTAAAACTCTCACATGGATTGATTTGAGTAGTAACAATTTAACATCGTTACCAGAAGAGTTTGGTAAACTTAAAAACCTTATACACCTTAATCTTGGTACTAATAAATTGAGAACTATACCACCCGCGATCGGTAACCTTAAAAACCTCGAGTTTTTTAATTTATTTGGTAATAAATTAAGGATGTCATTCGAGTCTGATCCAAGAGCTAAATGGTCTACGATAGAAAACCTTAAAAACCTTATACACTTTAGTATTGGTTATAATTATTTATTTTTGGTACCACCCGTAATCTTTAAATTTAAAAAACTTGAAAAACTTAATTTGTCTGATAATCAATTAAAATCGATACCACCCAAGATCGGTAACCTTAAAAACCTTAAGAGAATTTATTTGTATAATAATTTGTTAAGTTCGTTACCAGATGAGATTAATAACCTTACAAATCTTGAGAGACTTGATGTGACGGGGAACCCATTACTTAGAATCATACCAAAAACACTTAATCGAGATGGATTAGAAGTTATTAAGAATAGTTCGACACGGTTTGAACGTAAAATAGTACGTAAACCTATACAACGTAAAAACGTACCCCTAAACACTAATCGTAACGACCCTATATCTGGGCATATTTTTCGTGTCGGTAATAATGCCTTAAACCTCGGATACAATAAGTACGTAACTGAAAAATCACTTCTAAACTGGATAAAAAAGAAAAATAATAAAACTAATATTACTAATATTAACACTTTATACAGTCTTAATTCAAACGAAAACGTTGTGATAAATCCATTTACGCGACAACCACTATTGAGGAAAAACTTAAATTTCGTCAAGTTTGTAAAATCAAACAAACCAAACACACCGAACACTCTCGCGAAAAACCTAAACAAGACGAAAATAAATAACACACCAAACACGATCAGAAAAAAGGTGGGTAACGCCACTCAGAATAGACGTACTAATGTCAATAATAATAACAACTAATCATTTCTTATACACAAACCTAAATTTACTATACAAATCCGAAACCGGGTTCCCTTTAAGATCTTCCCACAGTGTTAAAGTAAACCCCAAATTTTCCATTCGCGTGAATAACATATC